CCGCCTTCTTCGCCCATGCACTTAAAACTAAAAATAGTCTGAGAATAACGTCCGTCCACTTTGCCAGTTTCGCGCTTGGTTAAAACCACCAGGCCGTAGTAAAGCTTTTCAGGCGAACCAGCTGCGCGGCGCGTTGCGTCGGGTTCGGTCCGGCACATGACGCCATAAAACGTGCTCCCGTACATTCTAAAAATAGCCAATTCCCATGTCGCCGTGCCGGAAGTGTGCGTTTTAAATTCGCGGCGTAAAACGTCCGGTGTGGTTTCGTTTGAATTGATAGGGTAAGAGGTCCATCCCATAATTATTCTCCCACCCAATAAAACAAGGGACTAGCAGCAGCGCTCAACAGGCCGACCATAAAAAGGGTTTCGCTGGGTTCGCCGGCGTATGCTGTGGCCACATAACCGGCCAAGCAAATTAGACTTTTCAAGATGAAATAGCCGTAAAACTTAGTAAATAAAAACATAAAAAGCTCCTTTGAAGTTAGAACACATGAAAACAAAATAAACCGACTGTTATATATTACACGAAAAAAAGGGGTTTCAAATATTATTTAAGGCCTGGGAAAGGTAGCGCAGCTGCTGGCCAATGCCTAAACCCTTCAAAGGCCGGTCCAGCTGAATGCTCAGGCCGTCCAAGTACGTAGCGCCGGCCAAGGCCACCGCGGAAGTGATACCGCGCTGGGATAGGGCAGCGTTGACATCTTGGACCCACTGGGCGCGGAAGGCCTTCGACGCAGTGCCTAAGTAGAAGTTATAGGGCGCGAGGGCCTGCATGGGTTCTACCAGGCCATAAAGCGCGGAGAGGATAAGGTAAGGTTGACCGCTGCGCTCGGCCAGCTGGCGCGCCATCTTAAAGGCTTGGCCAGTGTATAGGTCCCGCGCCTGAGCGGCCGTGCTTAGCTTAGACTGTGAACATGCTATTAAATACATAAGATTCTCCGGTTAAAAAAATAGGTCCCTCTATGTATACATAACAGAAACGTGCCAACTTTTTTTGGGACCGCTTAAGTAATTGATTTAAAAGAACAATTATTTTTGACTATTTGAAAGTATGTAAAAAAGGGCCCGCCCTGGTAACGTGTTGACGCTGGCCAGCTGCGGCCGTAAAATACAGGTTCCTAATATATTCCCAGGGTGGCACATGACTGCAGCAGCACAAAAAGCCGGCAAAGCTAAAAAGGTTCCTAAGCTATCGAGAGCAGAGATAAGAGAAGGATTAGAAGCCTTCCCAATAGACCAGCTGCTGAACATCCCGCCTGGTTCCAAGGGGTTAACGAAAAAGCAGAGAGACTTCGCGGAAGCCGTAGCGCTTGGCCAGACTAAGGCCCAGGCTTACCGGAACAGCTATAAAGCGAATCCAGCACCGAGCACAATAGTAACGGCGCCGTACACCCTGGCGGCCAATCCTAGAATAAAGCGCGAAATCGAAGCGTACAAGGTGGCTATCGAGGCAGCGAAATACCGGACCCCTGCACAATTGAAGGAGCACCTAATCCACCAGCTGGTGCAGCACTCTATCAATCCTGAAACGGCACCAGCGCAGCAGATCAAAGCCCTGGAACTTATCGGAAAGCTATACGAAGTGGGCGCCTTCGAAGAACGTAAGACAACCACCATCATTCACCAATCGTCCAGCATCAAAGCGCAGCTGCTCGAGCGCCTGCGGGCCGTGGTGGATATAGATACAAGGGACAGCAGCCAGGACATGGACCTTCTATTAGAACTGAAAGCTGGGAAAGCCCAGGGCAGCGACCCCACCGCACCGGCACCCCCCGAATTAATTCAGCCGGCCCCGTGCGCCGGTACACATACTATTCCACTCAAACAATCCGACCCTTTTTCCGAAGACATCCCTAACGAAGAGTTCTGGAAAAATGTTTCTGAGAGCGAGAAATAAAAGGTGGGGGGGGGTATATTTTTTAAAAAATCCGCTGGAACATGTTCCAGGGCGCTTGTAAGCTATTGATTTTAAATGATAAAAATAAGTGAGTCTACGCTAACACATGAATTCAAAAGAAGTGATCAATGGTAAGTTATTGAAGAACATGAGGGTGGTGTCACTCTCTAGGGATCAATGTTTGGAGAAGAAGATGACTGAGAAGCAGAAGATGATATTTGAGGTGATTGATGAGTGGTGGAAGAGGTATGGGTACGGGCCTTCTATTGATAACATCATGTACATGACTGGGGACAAGGGGCGGGCGAATGTGCATCGTCAGATAAAGATTCTTTGTGATATTGGCGCTTGTAAGAGGCTGCCAGGTAGGGCGAGAAGTGTTAGGCCTGCGTACATTAACTTTAAGCAAATATGAAAGACCAAGACATTATTGAAGCGATCATGAAGATGCCTGATGAGATGGCGACTGAGATGATGAACATGTTTGAGGTGTACAAACAGAGTTTAAATATTGAACAGGCTCAGGGCGATTTTATGAAGTTTGTGGGTGAGATGTGGCCGGGCTTTATACACGGACGGCATCATAAAGTGATGGCCAGGAAGTTTGAGGAGATAGCTGAAGGGAAGATCAAGCGCCTGATCATCAACATGCCGCCCAGACATACGAAGTCTGAGTTTGCATCTTATCTACTACCGGCTTGGTTTTTAGGTAAGTACCCTGGAAAAAAGATCATCCAGACATCTAATACGGCAGAACTCGCGGTTGGGTTTGGGCGTAAGGTCAGGAACCTTGTGAGCTCAGAGCAATACCATAAGATATTTCCTAACGTGAACTTGAGGTCTGACAGCAAGGCGGCCGGAAGGTGGGCGACAAATCAGAACGGCGAATACTTTGCGATTGGAGTCGGAGGTACTGTGACGGGTAAAGGTGCCGATCTTCTTATTATCGATGATCCTCACTCTGAACAAGAGGCTGCTTTAGCATCAGGAGACCCTACCGTATTCGACAGGGTTTACGAATGGTACACATCTGGACCTCGTCAGCGTCTACAGCCGGGTGGGGCGATCATTGTCGTGATGACCCGCTGGAGCAAGAAAGACTTGACCGGCAGGATAGTCCAATCCTCCATCGACCGAGAAGGAAACGATGAATGGGAGATCATTGACTTCCCTGCAATCATGCCGAGCGGAAATCCTCTGTGGCCGCAGTTCTGGTCTTTAGAAGAATTAGAGGCTCTTCGTTCTGAATTGCCGGCGGGTAAGTGGAATGCTCAATACCAACAAAGCCCAACCTCAGAAGAGGGTGCAATCATTAAGAGAGATTGGTGGCAACTCTGGGACAAGGAAGATCCACCTAGATGCGAATACATCATCCAGAGTTGGGATACGGCGTTCACCAAGAATGAGCGTTCAGATTACTCTGCATGTACGACATGGGGGGTTTTCTACATGGATGAGAATGAAGACAATGCTCATATCATCATGCTGGATGCGTTTAAAAGGCGGATGGAGTTTCCTGAACTCAAGAAGGTGGCGTTTGACATGTACAAAGAATGGGAGCCAGACGCGTTTGTTGTTGAAGCAAAAGCATCCGGCGCGCCCCTTATTTATGAATTACGTGCGATGGGTATCCCCGTCCAAGAGTTTACGCCATCAAGAGGTAATGATAAGATGGTGAGAATAAACTCAATATCAGATCTGTTTGCCAGTGGAAAGGTGTGGGCTCCTGGGACAAGATGGGCAGATGAAGTCATTGAAGAGATGGCTGCATTTCCAAACTCGGACCATGATGACCTTGTTGACTCCACCACACAAGCTCTGATTAGATTTAGGAAGGGCGGGTTTATAAGTTTAAAATCTGACGAACCTTATGAACCCATTATGTCCAAGCGAAAAGGTTATTATTAAAGGATCATTATGTCAATCGATAAAAGTTTATACCAAGCCCCCCAAGGCATAGATGCCTTGTCTCAAGATGAAGCGCCTTTAGAGATTGAAATTGTTGATCCTGAAGAGGTCAACATCAAGGCGGGGGACTTAGAAATCTCACTGACGCAAGGAGATGACGAAGAAGGGTTTAGCGACAACCTTGCCGAATACATGGACGACGGCGCAATGGCCACGCTGGCAGGAGAGCTTGACTTTGATATTGATCAAGACCGAGGTTCTCGTAAAGAGTGGGAGAAGGCATACACAGAAGGACTGAAACTGTTGGGACTCCAGATAGAGAACCGGACAGAGCCTTGGGACGGTGCGTGTGGAGTGTTCCATCCTATGATTACGGAAGCAGTTGTACGCTTTCAGGCCGAGACCATCACGGAGACATTCCCTGCACAGGGGCCAGTACGTACCAAACTACTGGGTAAAGAGACGCCAGAGTTAAAAGAAAAAGCTACGAATGTCGAGAACGACATGAACTATGAGCTGACGGAGACCATGAAAGAGTTCCGTCCAGAGCATGAAAGAATGCTGTGGAGTCTCCCAGCCACGGGTTCAGCGTTCAAGAAAGTCTATTACGATCCCGGCCTTGGCCGTCAGGTCAGCGTGTTTGTGCCTGCGGAAGACATGATTCTCCCCTATGGCGCTACAGACATGGACACCTGCTATCGTGTGACGCATGTGATGAGGAAGACAAAGAACGAGATTTTAAAACTCCAGCAAGCGGGGTTTTATCTTGACATTGAGTTAGCAGAACCTTCTAAAGAGAAGAACGATATTAAGCAAGCCAAGGACAAAGAGACGGGCTTTAGTGACTTAAACGACGACCGCTACACACTGTATGAGTGCCATGTTGACTTGGACTTGGAGGGTTACAAAGACGTAGACGAGGACGGCGAAGAGACCGGAATAGGTTTGCCATACGTAGTAACCCTAATCAAAGGAAGCAATGAAATCTTATCTATTAGGCGGAACTGGGAAGAGGACGACGACCTC